GGCTACGGGCGGCGTAACGTCTGGTGGCAATATTGTTAGTGATACCGACTCTACGGACGATCTGGGCACAACGAGCGTGCGTTGGGCGAACCTGTATGTGGACAGCATTGGTGATACGGGACAGGCGCTGACTGTTACCGCAGGAGCGAATAATGTAAACATGACGGCAGGTACGTTCGCTCTTACGGGCGCACAGACCATCTCCTCTACGCTGGGCGTCACGGGCCTAACGACGGCTACCGGCGGCATAACGAGCGGCGGCAACATCATCTCCGACACCGATAGCACGGACGATCTGGGTACGACCTCTGTGCGGTGGGCTAACGTCTACGCTGACAGTTTGGGCGATACGGGGCAAGATCTGGGCATAGCGGCTACGACGGTCAACCTGCCAAGCGGGTTTGTTTTTGATTACAACGCCGCCGATGTAACCATCACCCATAGCGCCAATACGCTGACGATTGCCGGTGGCACGCTCGTAGGCACGATTAACCCAGACGCCTCCTCTGTGCTGGCAAACGGCGTTACCGCAACAACGCAGTCGGCATCAGACAACTCGACTAAGGTGGCTACGACAGCCTACGCCGATGCAGCAGCAGCCGCCAGTGCTGGCACGCCGGGCGGCTCCAACACACACGTCCAGTTTAACAACTCAGGCGCGTTTGGTGGTTCGGCTAACCTCACGTTCGACGGCACGAACCTAACCGCTACGCTCTCTGCAACGAGCGTGCTGGCAAGCGGCGTGACGGCCACCACGCAGAGCGCATCGGACAACTCAACGAAAGTGGCTACCACAGCCTATGTGGAGACGGCTGTAGCGGCTGGCGGTGCTGGCGCAGCATTCTCAGAATTTCTCTTGATAGGAGCCTAAAATGGCGAACGCATACAAATACTCAGCAATACAGGGCACGGCGTCCACAGGCACCTACGCGACGCTGTATACGACGCCAGCGTCTACAGAGGCCGTGATCTCCACGATCCTCGTGTGCAATACGGCTGGCACAAGCGCAACGATACGGATCGGGCTGGACGCTACAGAAGGCACGCCCGATGCGGCTAATGGCGAGTTTCTTGTTTACGACTCAACGGTGGCTGGCAACGATACATTGACGTTGACGCTAGGCGTTGTGCTAGACGCACAGAAATATATTCGTGTATCTAGTTCAGCTACTACCGTGCAGTTTTCGGCCTTTCTGACGGAGATTACCTAATGGCAATAAGCTCAGTCCAAAACTCCACAGGACTCAGAATAAGCACACGACTCGACGTTGAGTATTTAGTTGTAGCTGGCGGTGGCGCTGGTGGGACGCAGGCAGGTGGTGGCGCAGGTGGCGGTGGAGGGTTTCGGACAGGCACAGGGTATTCTGTACAGTTGGGTACAAACTATACGGCAACGGTAGGCGCTGGCGGCGCATCGGCCACAAGTGCTGGCAATAAAGGCGGCGACGGGAACGACTCTGTTTTTGATACGATAACGTCAACGGGTGGTGGTGGTGGCGCTAGTGATGGAGCTTCGCAAAACGCAGGATCGGGTGGGTCGGGTGGTGGAGGCAATTATAACAACACAACAGGCGGCACGGGAAACTCGCCAAGCACCACTCCATTGCAGGGTCACAACGGTGGGACTGGCGCTGCGTCAAATTATTTCGGCGCAGGTGGTGGGGGTGCTGGCAGTGCTGCTAGCAATTCAGTGACGGGTGCAAAATCGTCGGACGGTGGATGTGGCAGAGGTTCAGTAATAACAGGATCACTGGTTTTTTACGGCGGCGGCGGCGGTGGCGGTACAGAAAATGGCGCTGCTGCTGGAGTTGTTGGCGCTGGCGGCAACGGTGGCGGTGGCGCTGGTAGTAACACACTGGACGTAGAGGCTACAGCAGGTACGGCAAACACTGGAGGTGGAGGTGGTGGTTCCAGCAATAACAGTGGTGGGGCAGTTGAGTCTGCGGCTGGTGGTTCTGGCATTGTAATTTTGCGATACGCAGAGCGCTATACCATTTCTAATCCGGGCGGCGGCCTAACGATCTCAACACCAGCAGCCAGCGGTGGGTATAAATACAGCAGTATTACAGCTGGCACAGGCAACGTGAGGTGGGACTAATGGCACACTATGCGTTTTTAGACGAGAACAATGTTGTGACGCATGTAATTGTCGGTAAAGACGAAGGTGCTGACGGTATTGATTGGGAAGCGCACTACGCTGCATTTACTGGACAAACCTGCAAACGCACTTCGTTCAATACACGCGCAGGGATGCACAAGCAAGGGGGCACTCCTTTTCGCAAGAATTTTGCAGGTGCTGGATTCACCTATGATGCACAACGTGATGCGTTTATTGGCCCAAAGCCCTACGCGAGTTGGACGCTAAACGATGAAACGTGTCTATGGGAGGCACCTGTGGCGCGACCTACGGACGGAGCTAACTATATCTGGGATGAGGACAATCAGCAATGGCAATAGCATCTATAGCAAATCTGACAGACAGCACCGTAGCTGGCAGCAATACGGAGATCCAGTACAACAACAGCGGCGTGTTTGGAGCCAGCAGCAATCTGACGTTCAACGGCACGGATGAGCTACAGCTAACGGACAACACCAAGCTGACGCTCGGCACAGGCAATGATGCCGACCTGTACTACGATGGGACAAATGTCATTCTACTGCCAGATGTGGTTGGCAGTGGGCAGTTTGATATAGGGGCTGGTCCATCCAACCGTTCAAGCACCATTACATCGGGCAAGGTCAATATCTCAGGGGCGGTTGATGGTGAGTTCAAGGGCTTAGTCATACGCAACTCACAGGCACAGGATGCAGGGACTAATGAGACATCGCGCATTGACTTGACATGGGCCGATGCGAATGACAACACTGCTGCTGGGTCGGCTATTGTGGCGGGCAAAGAGGGAGACTACTCATCTGCGGCCAATGCCGACTCTTTCCTTGCTTTCTATACTGCGCTAAATAACACAGTAACCGAGAAAATGCGGATCGACTCCAGTGGCATGGTTGGGATTGGCGACACTGCTAACGCCAAAATGACGGTGGGCCTGACGATCAATCATGGCGCTAACGACGACGAAATCGTCGCCCTCAAGTCGTCCGATGTGGCGCATGGGATGACTTCTATCGCGGAGACTGATACTTATGCCTTCTTTAAAAAGCAAAGTCCGACTGAGGGTGGGTTATTCATTCAAGCATTGGGCGAAGGGCAATTTGCGTTCTCTGTTCAGGGTATAGTGACTACTGTCAACACAGGAAAAACTACAGGAGCATACAGCCCGAATGATTTTGACGCATATAAAAAATCGGGCACAAGTCAAACGGGCGTTGGAGCAGATGGCAACGTGTTCAATATCAGGAGCAACGGTGCGACGAGATTCATCTTTGATAATGAGGGCGACTCTCACCAAGACGTAGGCACCGCATGGACAAACTTCGACGCTTACGACGATGCACAGTTGACGCGCTCGTTGGGCCTCGCTCTTAGTCCACAGTCTGCTATCCAGACGCGATGGGATGATTGGGGCAGAGATCACCAAGCACTGATCGAAGAAGTGGGACTTGTGCCGAAGTTGACCGAGGAGCAGAAGGCGCGAGGTGAGAGAGGTCTGGTCAATATGACGCTACTCCAGCGCATCCACAACGGTGCCATCTGGCAGTTGCATACAGAGACACAAGACATCAAGGAGATGGTCGCTATGACGCGCAACGATTTCCAAGCGGCGATTGAGGCGCGGGATGCAGAGATCAGAGAACTACGCAATGAGATGAAACTTCTCAAAGGACGCAAATAATAATGGCAATCACAGCAGACATACCAGTAAGCGGCCTATCGGCCACAGGCGCGTATTGTCGCGTCAGTGACATCCTCATTAAGAAAAACGATGAGGACGGTACGTTCTACATGACCTACGGCGTGGCGTGCTATGTCGATGCGGCTGCGCGTAATGCAGAGAATCCGCAGACGCTGTTATCACGCGAAGTGGACCGCTTTAAGGTCAAGGGTCTGGCCTCGCCACCGTCTGATCCGTATGCAGCAGCTTACGCCGATCTCAAGGCGCAGGCGGCTGTCAGCAACGCAGTAGACGCATAGGGACGTAATGGTCTTGACAGGAAGAGAGGACAGACACCTTGCATGAATTTGGATATAATAGCAACGGTTGGACTAGCGATATTAACCGTCCTGCTTTCTGTCATTGCCTATGCGCTAAAGAGGGGTGTAGATGCAATAGACAGGCAGTTAGCCGAACATGACCACAGGCTGGATCTATTGGAGCAAGCATCGGCTCGTTTGGATGAGCGTCATAACGCAGTGACGGCTGTGATTGATGCGCGGTTAGAGGCAGTGGAGAAGTTGTTGGATAAGATTTTTGACAAGTTGGATGAGAACGATAGGAACTTAGCTATCCTATGGAAGACCTCTAAGAACTGTAAATACAATGAAGGACCTGACTAAATGGAACCAACAACAGACCCTGTAATGACGCTACTAACAACGGGTGGGGGTGGTATTGGTGGCGGTGCATTAACTGCGTATATTTTAACTCGTATTGCAGGTAAGAATGGCAACGGAGATTCTGATAAAGCTACAGCCGCTGCTATGCATGAAGTCGGTAATAAGCTAGACCATACAAATGAATTACTAAACGAGCTTCTTCGCAGCCACGCACGGCTTGAAGGGCTTATGCAAAGTCAACGATCATAACAAGGAGATAGTGCGATGCCGATGGTAAACGGAAAAAAGTATCCATATACGAAGGCTGGTAAAGCAGCTGCTGAAAAAGCAAAAGCAAAACAAAAAGCTAAGCCTCGTCCTAAGTCTAAAGCTAAAGCTAAAGCGCGTCCTAAGTATTAAAAAAAATGTAGAAAGGTATTCGATGGCCTCTAAAAAAGATTCTCGACTGGAACGGGCCGGTGTCTCTGGCTATAATAAGCCAAAAAGAACGCCTAAACATCCTACTAAAAGCCATGTTGTTGTTGCTAAAGAAGGAAGCAAAGTAAAGACTATTCGCTTTGGGCAGCAGGGCGTAAGTGGTGCTGGCAGTTCTCCTTCTTCCTCAAAGGAAAAAGCAAGGCAAAAGTCATTTAAAGCTCGCCATTCTAAGAATATCAAAAAAGGCAAGATGAGTGCGGCCTATTGGGCTGATCGCGTTAAGTGGTGAAAAAACAACAACTTACGCATTACTTTTTAATTCAAGGAGAACCCCCTAATGAAAAGCACAGATCCTATTGTTCAAGAGTTGATGAAAGAGCGTGACAGAAGGCTTATAGAGCTGGCTAACGGAGATCCAATGTATTGTAGATTGCAGGGAGCGATTGATTTTGCGTTGGGTCGCTGGGGCATAAAAGGAGAAAAGACAAATGAAGTTTTTGAAGGAGAAGCTAACGGGGAAGTTGAAGGATAAAATTGTTAACAAGATTTTGATTGCTGTTTTAACTGCTGCAATTGCTGCGTTGGGTTTTTCTGAAGAAGTAGCAAAGCTTGCTGGTGTTGAAGGTGCAAGTATTATTTCTACCCTATTGTTTTAGTATGAGTATATTGTTGTTTATACTGGAGATATGACATGGCCCTAAGTGATGACCAGCTTTTTCAGCAGTATCGTGATCGAATCAAAGCAGATCCTCTTAATAGATATGTAATAAATTGGGACGAGGTGTTTCGGCAAAGCTATGATGTAGGCCGAAAGCTGACTGAGTGGACAAACAGTCAAGAGTATTCTGCTCTTATTGAAGAAGCTGAAAGAAGGAAAGCAGCTAATAACTTCCAGCCTGTTGATCCGTCTACTACAACCTCTCAGCCAGATATTACAACCTCTCAGCCTTCGGAAAGACCTGATGTTTATGAAGTTTACCAAGTTAGCTCTGGAGGAGCTGGTCCCAATAAGCTTGTAGCTGTTCGTGTTGGCGATGCAAGGCCACAGAATGTTGTGCAATACTTAGGCCAAAAGAAAAGGACAGATACTGTTCCTTATATGCAACAAAATGTATCTGTCAATGATATTGTTAATGGCACTATTCCCGGAATTGCTGGCGGTGGAGCTGATAGCGTAGCTAGAGAAAACCAAGGCGCACCTGAACCTCCAGCATCTCCTCCAGTTTATACAGAATATGGTGGAGCCGATCAACAGCCAGAGAGAGAGGAAGAGGAAGAAGAGGCATCTCCTCCAGTTTATACAGAATATGGTGGAGCCGATCAACAGTCAGAGAGAGTGGAAGAGGAAAAAGAGGTATCTCCTCCAGTTTATCAACCGTATGGTGGAGCCGATCAACAGCCAGATATAGATCAAGAACAGCTTTTAGATGTAAAAAAATATATTACCCAATTGGCACAAGCTAATAATATAGAAGATCCAGAACAGTTGTTTAATGAATTTATTTCTGAGTATGGCACAGACTTTTCGTCATACGACTACATATCTTCTGGATTAGAATTTGTAAGATCTCGAAATTCAGGTGTCGGTGGAGGCGGTAGCGGTGAAGGCGGTGGCGATGAGGAAAGTGGAGGTGAGGTAAATATTGGGGAAATTTGGAATAGCGTAAATCAAGATCTCCAAAACCAATATGGTCAATACTTTTCGCCAGATGAGTTAACTCAATTATTTTTTGAGTTTGGCGATGGCTTTTCTGAGGGTGGGCGTGATTTAAATTCTCAGATTTCTCAATTTTTAAATGAAAAATATTATGCAAAGTCGATAGAGGTTGACGATGATGACGCTGAAAGGCTAGCATTTGAAGCAGCGGAAAAGAAGCGCATTGAAGAAGACGCTCTTTTAGAGGCTTATATAAATGCACTTAGAAAAGATCCTTTGTCAACGAGCATTGTTAATTGGAGTACGCTGTCTTCGTCTAATCCCAATGTGGCTCAAAGGCTGACAGAATGGACGAACAGCCAAGAATATTTTGATCTTGTCAATGCTGCTGAAGGTCGGGGAGGTGATGGGACGGGTGACGAGGCAGGTGATGAGGCAGGTGATGGGACGGGTGACGATACTTCTAATCTTGAAGTATTACGAAACCTTCTCCGAAATCAAGATTATATAAATAGAGTAAAACAGCACTTTTCAGAAGGTGGAAATAGAGATAACGTTAGTGCTGTTATTGATTCTATATTGTCTGAGTTAAACATTAGCGATAATCAGAAAGCCGATCTTAAAGCAGATCTTTCTTACTTTTTATCTAACGAAGCAGAGTCTCAGCTTGCTGTAGAGAATCTAGAAAAAGATGATACGGAAGTCGTAGACGAAGTCGAAGGCGAAGTCGTAGACGAAGTCGAAGGCGAAGTCGAAGATGACGGCGATAGCGTTGTTGTTGTTACGGACCCTGCTGGCAATGATGTAGAACCTAACAATGATGAAAATGATATAAATGAATTTGTTAATGAGATTCTTTCCATTATTGGTGACACAGACTTTTCAGATCTAGATGATTTAGAAAATGTAAAAAAGTCTTTAGTTAACGTTTTTGAAAAATACAAAGGTCCAGTTTCTGCGCTGGCCGATATTCAATCAGCTAAAAATATTATAGATGGTCACATTGATACTATTTTAAATAATGCATTAGAGCAAAGCTCTAATTTGTTTTCCATCTTTACTGAAGAAGAAACGTTTGGGCGAGATCCTCGTTCTGGCCTAGAAGTTTCTATGGAAAACATCATAACGCAGCTTGAGATTGATAAGCAGGTTTTGCTTACTAAGCAAAGCGACCTTGTTAATATGCGCTACGACCAAGCATTAGAACGCTTGGCTCGTAAAGGCCTATTAGAAGGGGGTGGAATATCTGCTTCTGGCACAAATATTCTTGCAGCAACTGACATTGAACAGCAAAGGGCGCAAGATTTAATCCAGAAAGAGTTGGAGCTAGACGAAAAGCTACGAGTTGAACTAAGAGAAACGCTAAAGCTGCTTGATACTATCTCTAGATCTAGAACGGATGAAGCCATAGCTCAGCAGCAAAGCCGATTAGACACAACTCAGCAGCTATTGGACTTCGTTGTAGAGTTAGAAAATCTCCGCCTTGGAGAGCGAAGGGTTGTTGTTGAAGAGCGAGGGATGACGCTAGACGAATATCGCTCTTCTGTAGATGAGAAAATTAGGACAGCAGAGCTTACAGGGAATCTTAATGGCGAAGAGACATTGGCTTTGCGCGAAATGTTTTCGCGTATTGAGATTGAAGAAAGAAGGTTGGATCTAGAAACTAGACTTGCCGACTCTTCAATCTCTGTTCAAGAGAAAGAGATTGCCCTTTTAGAGCTGGTTGAACTTCAAAAGGTTCAGCTTGAGGCCAAGCGATACAACCTTGAAGAGGCTTTAGGTTTGCGCGGTTTGAGCCTGCAAGAGCGTAGGCTTGTTCTTGATGAGTTCTTAGCAGAGGCAGGTGTTGAGCAAGCTGAAAGAGAGCTTGCTCTTGATCAGCTATTGGGTGAAGGTGATCTTGCCATACGAAGAGATCTTGCTGACTTGGAAGGCGAAAGAATTACAGCGGATACGTTTATAGCAGAAAGAAGATTGCTTTTAGAGCAACAGGCATTAGATATAGAAGCAGGGGAAATAGATCAGCGATATGCAATGGAGGAGCGAAGGCTTGCTTTAGATAACTTTATTGCATCAAACAGGATTGCTCTTGAACAAAACGCTCAGCGTATTGAAGAGTCATTGGGCATTGCTGGTTTTGAGCTTGAAGAGAGCCTTGGCCTTGCGCGGTTGCAGCTAGAAGGAGAAAGGCTGGACATTGAAGACAGAAGGCAGATTGCTGAAGCACTGTCCACAGAGAGAAGGCTGGACATTGAGCAGCAACAACTGCTAATGGAAGAGATGTTTTTCAATAAGGAGATGTCTCTTTCTGAACGTGAGTTCATGCTTAGAAACCATTTGGAAACAAGAAATCTTACATTTAAAGATAGAGAATTAGTTGTAAAGGAGTTGTTGGCAGAAGGAGAAAGAGAAGCTCTTGATTTTGAACAAGAGATGAGACTTGCTGAGATCACCGGTTTCATTATAGATCCTGTCACAGGACATCCTGTGCCAACATTCGAGGCTCAGGCAGCAAAAGACGATAAAATGCTTAGGCAAGCTGGGTTAGACATTGAAGCTGATGCTATAAAAAATGCCAATAATCAGTTTTATGCTCGGCTTTATCAAGAGGCCAATGAGTTTCAGATGCAGTATGGCTTAGACAAAGAAGAGTCAAAAGCTATGGTAGCAAAGATATATGCTGACATTGAAAGTGAAAGAAAAAGAGTAAGAAATGAAATTAAAAGATTACAGAATGACATTCTGTTTGATTGGAAAGAACTTGGTCTTCGGACTGGCGAGTTGGATCTTGCCAGAGAGCAAGTCACTAATGAGAAAGAGCTAGCAGATGCAAGGCTTAAGCATGAAGTAAATGTCTTAGAGGCTCAAGTCCATCAGCAAAACTTAGATAGGGCAATGGAAAGATTGCACCACGCCCAAAAGCTAAAGCTTAGCAGAGATGAATTTAATGATTTTACAACACAAAGAGATAAAGAATGGCTTTTTACTACGGAAGAGGCTGCGCGTCAATACGATTTAGACCAAGACGAACTAGCGGTGTTGCGCTATCAAGTAGAGCAGGATGTTAGGCTTAGAGGAATGGACCAGATTATTTCCTCTGGGCAATGGGCAAGAGAATTTGGGCTTAAAGAAGACGAAGTGCGGATGGCATTAGAGTTTGCAGAAAGGACTATGGATGATAGAGTAAGAGCAGTCCTCCTTGAAAACAACTATACTGAAGTACAGATTGATGCTATCGAAAGAGAGCTGGAAGCGTTTGAGGACAGTGAAGCACGTAGAGATGAAATGTGGGAAAAGGTTGTTAATGGCGATCTAATGAAAACCAAAGAAGGTAGAAGGCAGCTTTCGGCAATGATGGCTATTGTAAATGAGGGTGGGTGGAACTGGAATCAAGGAGGTAAAGGTGGAGGTGGGAGTGGGGATAGAGGTGTAGTCAGTACTCTCTCTAGCATCTTTACTCAGCGAGGTGCCAATGATCTTTATAATTGGGCTACGGGTCAGGGCGGAGGGGATGATGATGATGATGGTGATGGGGGAGATCGCGACGAGGACAGCGATCTCCCCCTATCACTCCCTGTCCTCGCTTGGTTAGCTGATAAGAAGGATAAAATACTTCCTTTTCTGGAAAAAGGAAAAGATTATCTACCTACTTTACTGCCATATTTAGGACATGCAGCAGCTATCGCTGCAATAGCAACTTGGACCTATAAAGTAGGCTCTAATGTATACTCACAGTTGAGTGGAAAAAGAACAGATGAATGGGTGCGAAGGCAATGGCTTCTCCCACAGCAATATGCTAGTAACTTTATACCAGATATAAATGATCCAAATCTCAGCGAGGTAGAACGAAAAATTGCGGAAGCTGGTAATGTAGGAGAAGGAATAAGAGGAGAGCTGATAGCAAGTATTAGCTTTGAGACAGGCAGTGTGGTTTGGACTAGAGTCGGTGAGGTATCTGGTACAATTGTCGCAAGAGAAGATGCAGTAGATTTTATGAGAAGAACTAACAAGTTCTTTATGCCTATAGAGCTTTTTCAGGAAATAGCTGTAGCCACTGACGATGATAGAAGCGTAAAAGAAATTTATGATTTAGATTTTAATCCGTCTTATGCTTGGATAGGCGGTAGTGATGTAAGAGGGCAGAGAGAGATGGGTATTTTCTTTGCTGGTAGCAGAAATGAAAAGGGCAATTTCAAAAATATGCAATACATACCAATGGATGAAGACGAAGTTGCGAAGATGGATGCCTTGTTTTCTGGAGAAGAAGAGGAAGAGGAAGTAGTGGTTGAAGAAGTAGTTGAAGAGGAAGAAGAAGAAGAATTTGTTCGTACAGAGGATCCAGATTATCTGGAAACTCTTGGATCGTAAAGGACTATTGCTATGGGCTTTTGGGGAAAAATAAAAACTGGCGTTGAGCAGGGGCTTGTTAACTTTTCCAATGACTTGCTAATGGAAGAGCAAGAGCAGCGTGAATTGGAAAGGAGAGAAGAGCTTTATAGAAGAAGAGAAAGAGAAGGCTACGCACAGGGTTTGGCTCGTACAGCCTACGAAAGTTCACTTGCGACAGGTGGAGGTTCCGAATATTCTGGAGCGGCTGGATTAACTAGGTCGCAACATGATAATCTTGTCAATACAACAACAGATTTAATGGTCGCAGAGGTTGATAAGGTTTTGACCAGAGCGTCAACTCATGTTCAAGATGGCTATATAGATATGTCACTGCCTGCTGAGCAAGATCCAAGTGAAACTACAGGATTTTTTAGAAGGACGAAACGAGATGGCTCAGAAGCTATGCGTGTTGCTGTGGGAGATGCCAGCAGTACGTCTAAGGAACGAGCTGATTTACTTAAAGAGCTGAGCTTAATAAGGGGCCGAATCGAAAGATATCGCGACGGCGCTAGATCGGATGGGCAAACAGACCGTGAAAGATTACTTGAAGATAAGATGAGTCAAGTTGATGCTCAGATGGAGAGCTTGCGAAGCATTACAAAGTCTGAGCAAATACGCAAGGTTGGGGTAAACGCTTCTCAAATGTCAAAAGCCTTGAGTTATGCTGAAAATCCAGATCAACTAATGCAAATGATTGAGCTATCTAAAAATATAGGTTACACTTTTGATAAAGCAGAAGAAATAGAATTTGAGGCTAAAGTTTTTAATGCTTTTTCTAGAATGGTCATTGATCCCACAAGGATGTCGCGTAATGATGCAATAAGGTCTATAAACAAATATATCCAAGATCCCTCTGATAGAGAGATTCTGCATCAGAGAGTTGCCCAATCTCATCTTGCCTATGAGCGTGGACAAGTTGATAAGGTGTATGACCAACTAATGGAAGATATATCCTCGCATGAGGATATTGCTCAAGTCTATAGTTACTTAGAAAAAACCGACTCACTGGACCCTCAAAGATCAGAGTTGCTGGATATGTTAAGCCAGAGGCTTATGTCTAAAGAGGAAGCATCATTTAAGGTTACTGTTTCTAACTATGCAAAAGAAGCTCAAGATTTATATAATCGTGATGTAAGGTCTTCTTCTGGTACTGATAATGCATCGAGTCGTATTGGGCCACTGATGCAAAAAGAAGCTGGGACAGGAGCTGGGACTCAGATTGGAGCTGGGACAGGAGCTGGGACTCAGATTGGAGTTGGTGCTCAAATAAGTGAAAGGCTGAAAACGTTAGGAGAATTTGATCGGCCTCTCACTTCTTTTTATAGGGAAGGTTTAGAGATAGCTAAAACTCTACATCCAACGATGTATTTAAGGCATAAGCTACGTGCTCAAGGAGAAGAGTTTGAATTAAGTATTGTTGAGGTATCCGCTAAAAATGCGGTTGCTCAGATAAATGCAAAAACCAAATCTCCTAACGAGGCTCTTGAGTCATTAAGCACAGCGCCACATCTGACCTTGATAGAGAGAAGAGAAGCTAGGCGTTTGACTGAAGAACTGCTTGAGGCATTTCCGCAGGTAGTGCAAGATGCAATTCAAGATGGGGAAGGAGATGATAGGTATAATCTTAAGCGAGAAGAGCTACGCTTAGTTCAACGAATGGCTAAAGATGCTTACGACACAGTGCTTTTAGGTGCAAGCGTTGACGAGGTAAACGAGTTTGTGTTTAAAACGTTTCGTGAAAAAGAGAAAGAAGGATCGCTTGAGATAGGTGGAGCGGAAAGGCTTTATGATGCATATGTATCTATGTCGATGGACGATAATCGGATGGACGTTCCCATTGAGGAGCCTGAGATCACAGCTCAGCCTGACAGTCTATCCGCAGGTATGGGCAGGGCAAGAGGGTCAATATCTCCATCCTTTTCAGCAGGATCTGGAAGGTCGGTTGCATCTCCAAGGTTGACTGAGGAGTCGTTTGGAGATGCAAATGGTTCTGGGGCTAGAACTCCTCGTGTAAGTAATAGATCTTCTAGAAATCCTGTGACCGAAGAGCTTGGTAAGGCATGGGGTAGACTTCGTAGAGATGTTAGTAGAGGACGAAATCCTTTGGGCAGAGGAACTTTTTCGGAATAATAAATAGGGAGTAGGACATGGCTTCTTTGTTCAATTCAGATTACAGTTCTTATCTTAGTCGAGATCCATTAAAAAGGCGAGATGAAGAAGAGCGTGACAGGTCTTATAGTGTTTTTAATTCTATAGACTTTGAGGATTATACTATTGATCCAGAAGATCTGGATGCCTCTATTTTGCCGCTGCTCAAGGGTGGAGCAGAACAAGAAGCGCCTTATATGGACGAAGGCACAGGCTCTTCCAAAGGGCTTTTTGAATCTGGCAATCGTGTGCCTTCTATTGTAATGCCAGAATCTGGTTTCACTACAAAAGAAAGAACAGATAAACAATACTCTACAGACTTAGCTAACCTAAAGTCTCTCAATCGAAACATTGATATCTTTAAATATTATGGTGTAGAAGATTCTTTTTATGAAGCAGTAGAAAACAAGGGTGATGCCTTTGGAGCCGATACGATATTAACAGATGTATTCGACTTTCTTTCTATAGGCAATTACAGCACGGCGGCTATAGTAGAGGAGATGCTAAACACAGGATCTCCTGAAAAAGCATTGAGGCAAGCTGCCATTGAGATATCTAATTCTTTAGGGCTTGCAGATGAATTGGGCTGGGAGAGTGAAGTCAAAAGACCTACGTTTGGTGATATCTTGTCTGGCAAAAGAGGTGACACTGAATTATCTGTACTTAAAGAAAGTCCATATGTAGCTGCTGGTGCTGGGTTTGTCCTTGATATGCTGCTTGATCCTACCACATGGTTTGGATTTGGCCTCGTAAAAGCCGCTAGAGGATTGAAGCATGTTGACAACATGATTGGTTCTCCCGTGTTGAATGCTACGAAGATGGCTGTAGAATCTCCAGCAGGTGAAACCTTTGCTAAATATTTTATGCCTAATAGTAGGATTAAGGGATTAAGCGAGGGCAATAATGCTGATGAGATTGTAGAAATAATAAATAGTTTAAATTCAAAAGATCCAAACTTTAAGCCTATTTCGGTTGAGGATGTAAAGCAAGGGAGTAAAGATTTTTTAGCTGCTCAGATTCGTAAAGATGCAGCTATTGCTGGAGGCAGTGAGGCACTTAGAGAAAACATTGTTCAGACTGCTGCCAATTTAAACGAAGGTGAGCTTCGTATCGTAGGGGCCTTTCTTGACCAACCCGAAGTTGCTAAAAAGGTTATTGGAGAGCTTAAGGTAGATCAGAATACGAAAGATGTGCTGCTTAAAGGTCTTGATGAGTGGCGCGATATGTATCAAAAAATGTTTGATGCAGAAGAATCTGTTGGGCTGTTGGACAAGACGATGATGAGAGCCAACTATAGTAAGGGAACTGAACCTATTACTGAGTTTTCTCGGCGTGTTGTTGAAAGGATGTTTAGATTGCGGTATGGCGATACTGTTGGTATAAAGAAGTACGAACAAGCTAATACTGGCGTTGTTACAATTACTGACAATGGTATTATGAAGTCTTCCTATGGAAAGCTATATCCTGATATAGAGAGTAGGCTCACAGACCTTAAGCCAACGGAAACTAATGTTGCCTTTATGATGGCTAATCGCGGTATGGAGTCTATTCGCAAGGTGAATTCACAAAAACTTTTGGATACAGTCCTTTCTGATGTGCGGATATCTGTGCCTATAGATGAAAAAGTCGCACTGGACACGACCAATGAGTTGCATCAAACACTATTAAGTCATGGGATGCGAGTCTTTAAAGCGCCAGCCTTGTCAACAAGAAAGGCAGCGCGACAAGCTGCTGGGGATGAGCAAGTATATTACGCTCTCCCTTCTGCTATGGTAGACAATCTTGAAAAAATGAATAAAGTTATTTCACAGCCTAGTGAAGCAAGAGGTTTGTTTAATAAGTTTAAGCAGGTTCAAGGTTTGTGGAAGGCTTATGCTTTGATGAGTCCGGGTTATCACGCTAGAAACTTGTACTCTAATATTTTCAATAATTACATTGCTGGCGTTTCTGATCCAAGGGCATACGCAGAAGCAATGCTATTGCAGGTTGAAGACACGGCTAATATAAAAAACAGGGCGGTTCGCTCTACTCTTGAAAAGTATCTTGGTGGACACAAAACGGTTGATAATTACATCTTCAATTTAGCTGATGGTACAAAGAAGACTGGAAGAGATCTGTTAGATGAGATTAATGAAAACGGAATAGCTGGTGGTGGTCTGATTCATAACGAAGCAGACTTG